AATCGACCGGCTCCGTGGTGATCCGCACCGGCAGCGCGAACATCGAGGCCAGCGGCACGGTGAACGTCGAGGCCCAGGGCCAGGTGACCATCACCGGCTCGACCGTCCACCTCAACCCGTGAGCGCACGATGCCCCGCGTGATCTGCTTCGGTGACACCGGCTCCCACGGCGGCCTGGTCACCACCGCCAGCCCGGACGTCAAAGCCCAGGGCCGCCGCGTCGCGCGCGTGGGTGACACCTACGACTGCCCAGAGCACGGGCCCAACCCGATCACCTCCGGCAGCCCGAACACCACCGCCAACGGGCAGGCAATCGCCCGCGTGGGGGACACCACTGCCTGCGGCGCTACCCTGATAGGCGGGGCCACGGCCACGCTCTGCAACTGAGGAGGGGAGACCGATGGCCGGCATGTCTCGCACCACTGGCAATGCGCTCGGCGGCTTCGACCACCTGCGGCAAAGCATCCAGGACATCCTGTCCACACCCGTCGGCACGAGGGTGCATCGGCGCGACTACGGCTCCGATCTCCCCCGCCTGGTGGACCGCCCAATGAACGCCACCCTGGCATCGGACATGGTGGCCGCCGCGGCCACGGCCCTCGATCGGTGGGAGCCTCGCCTGAACCTGGAGCAGATCACCGTGGACCGGGTGACCGGTGAGGGGCAGATCGAGCTGAGTCTTACTGGCTACTATCTGCTGGACGGCCGCCGGGTCGAGATGCAAGGGCTGGTGATCTGATGGCCACGTTGATCGACTTCAGCAGCCTGCCAGCCCCGGCGATCATCGAGGAGCTGGACTTCGAGCAGATCCTGCAGGCGATGATCGCGGACCTGCAGGCCCGCGACCCCTCCTACACCGAGATCCTCGAGTCGGACCCTGGGGTAAAGATCCTGGAGGTTGCGGCCGCGCGGGAGCTCCTGCTGCGGCAGCGGGTGAACGATGCCTTGCGCGCCACCCTGCTGCGCTTCGCCACCGACACCGACCTGGACAACCTGGCCGCCTTCTACGGCCTCATCCGCCTGGAGGGGGAGACCGACGAGGCGCTGCGGGTGCGGACCATCGAGCGGATCATGGGCAGCAGCACCGCCGGCGGCGCCGCCTGGTATCGGTTCCAGGCCCTCTCCGCCAGCCCGGATGTGCGCGATGCCCTCGTCTCCTCCCCCGCCCCCGGCGAGGTGCTGGTGTCGATCCTCTCGGCGCAGGGTGACGGGACCGCCAGCGCAGAGCTGATCGAGGACGTGGAGGCGGTGGTCAACAGCGACTCGGTGCGGGTGATCACCGACACTGTGACGGTGCAGGGCGCGACCATCACGGTGGTGCCGGTGACGGCCGAGGTCTACCTCTACCCCGAGACCCCGATCGAGGTGTTCAACGGCCTGGAGGCACGGCTGGCCGCGGCCTTCGCTGCGACCGCTGGCCTCGGTTGGGACGTCACCCGGTCGTGGATCATCACCCAGCTGCACCCGGCTGGCGTCCAACGTGTGGAGCTCACCGCGCCTGCTGCTGACGTGCCCTGCGGGGCGTCCGAAGCGCTGGCCCTGGGCGAGGTGACGCTGACGATGGAGGGCCGCGCCTGGTGAGCCGCTACGACCTGCTGCCGCCGAATGCGACGACCCTGGAGCGCGACTTCTCCAGGGTCACCAGCAACCTGCAGCGAGTGGGCCCGCCGGTGCCGCTCATCCGCACCGCGAAGCGGGTGGACATCCCCGACAGCGTGGTGCCGTGGCTGATCTACGAATACGGCCTCGGCGAAGTCCTCCCCTACCTGGGGAACGATCAGCGGCTGGCACTGCGGGACGGGGTGCTCTGGCAGCGGATCCGCGGCACCCCCGAGTCGGTGCGCGTGGCCCTCAGCTGGATTGGCATCCAAGGCCTGATCGAGGAGCCGGAGGGTGGCACCACCCGCTGGGCGGAATACATGCTCGGCCTGTCGGCTGCGACGCAGGGCGAGGAGATCATCGACCGGATCGCGGCGGTGGCCCGGATCAGCTCGCCGGTGCGCAGCCGCCTGTCGCGGATCTATGCGGTCTACGACATGCGCCGCGCGGTCTACGACCAGTGCGCGTGGGATGACGGGTCGATCTACGACGACCACTCTGGGGTGCGGCCACGGCCCGACTGGCCGCAGATCAGCTACGGGCAGATCTTCTCCACCTATGTGCAGCTGAACCCGATCGCCTCCAGCGCGCAGCCGGAGCAGATGGCCACCTACGTCCAGGCGTTCGACAGCTTCCGCTACGACTTCAGCCAGTGGGATGAGGGCTGGCACAGCCTCAACCCCATCGGGGTGCTGACGACCCAGGAGGGGCGCAGCGCGCAGTACGAGGGGCAGATCTGGGGCGCCTTCCGCTGGCAGCAGGACAAGCCCTGGCCGGACGTGAACGTGGTGGTGAGCTCTGCGCTGAATGGCACGCCAACCGATCCGCCGTTCCTGCAGGCGGTGGCGATCGCCAGCGCAACGGGCGTGCAGAACAGCACCCTGAACGTGGGCGATGTGGTCACCCTGGCCGCCACGTGGAACCGCTCGCTGATCGTCACCGGATCGCCTCAGATGGCGATCACCATCGGCGGGGTGAGCAGGACCGCCAGCCACACCACCGGATCGGGCGCCGCCACCCTGAACTTCAGCTACACCATCCAGGCCGGCGACAACGCCCCGAGCGGCATCGCCATCCCGGCGAACAGCATCAGCCTCAACGGCGGCACCATCCGCGACGGCGCGGGGAACATCGCGGCACTGGGCCACTATGCGGTCGCGGCGGATCCCTCCTACCTGGTGGACACCACGACGCCGGCAACGCTGGGCCTGGCGCTGGCCGTCGACACCGGCGTGAGCAACAGCGACGGGATCACCAGCAACGGGCAGATGCTCGTGACGAACGTGGAGCAGGGCGCGGTCTGGGAGTACAGCACGAACAGCGGGAGCACGTGGACCATGGGCGTCGGCGGATCCTTCACCCTGGCGCAGGGGACCTATGCGGCCGGTGCGATCCGCGTGCGGCAGCGCGATGCCGCCGGCAACGTGAGCGCGGTGGCTCAGAACTCCGCCACCATCGTGGTCGACACCACGGCTCCGGCCGCCCCGGGGCTGACGATGGGGCCCGGTGGATCGGAAGTCACGCTGACGGCCGAGGCCGGGGCGGCGCTGTCGGTGACCTTCTCCCGCACCGGCGGTGGCACCGTGACCAAGACGGCGACAGGAGCAGGCGCCACCACCGTGTCGGTCGCGCTGGGGATGGAGGAGCAACTGATCGTGGGTGCGGGCAACGTCAACGTCAGCGCAACGGCGACCGACGCAGCGGGCAACGTGAGCACTGCCGCCACCGGATCGTTCACGCTGACGATCGACTCCGGGTTCACCTACGCCAACTTCGCGGACACCACCGGGCTGAACCTGATCGACGTGGTAGGGGTGACGTCGAACCAGATCATGCTGGCTGAGGTCAATGCGCCATTCCCTGGGAGCGCCGGCAACGTGTGGAACACCGTGGCCCGGTCCTACAACCGCAGCTGGAGCACCTCCTGGCGGATGGAGATGGGCAGGCCTGGAGGAGGCCTCGGCGCCGATGGCTTCACGGTTCAGTGGGCCACCGACCCGACGCTCCTTGGCAGCATTGGCCAGCCCTGCGGCAGGGTCGAGAGCAATGCCGTGCCCTATGCGCTGAGCGTCCGCACCTGGATATTTAACAAGGCGTCGATCTTCACGGCGAACGTGATGACGAGCGAGCTTGATCTTGGATTTAATCCACGACAAGATCTGTTCTACTGGCTCGACTACAACCATTCCAGCGGCACGCTGCGCATGTTCGTCAGCAGCACCAGCACCAAGCCCACCACCCCGTCGCATCAGTGGACCGGCATCGCGTTCCCTGGCACCGCGTATCACATCGGCATCGGCGCCTCGACCGGCGGCGGCAGCGACAACCACATCCTGAAGGCCTGGAGCCTGTCGCTGCTGTGACGGCGGGCCGGGGCGGTTAGCATAAGAGGCGTCTGAGCGGGGCCATGGCAGCAGTCTTCACGATCAGCGGGCGCACTGCTATCGCCTCGGGGATCAAGACCCGAACGGCCCACCTCGCCTGGGGCACTGGCGATCCGGCATGGGGTCAGGCACCACCCGATCCGCCGGTGAACACCACCGCGCTGCTGGCCGAGGTGGGCCGCCGTCAGGCGACGCTGGTGGAGTTCTGCACGCCTGACGTCAATGGGGTGATCAGCGTGACGGAGGGGCGGTTTGCAGTCACCACCACGCCGACCCCTCACCTGTATTTCAAGTTTCACTTCGACTTCGAGGATGCGGTAGGCCAGACCATCCGCGAGGCTGCGATCTTCCTCGACACCGTGCGCGCGACCGGCGTCCCGGTCGGGCAGTTCTACCTCACCCCATCGCAGGTGGGGAATCCCGGCACCCTCCTCCTGGTCGAGCGGCGTGCGCCGATCGTGCGGGAGATTACGACCCGGCCGCTCCTCGAGTACGTGGTGACCTTCTGATGCCAATCACGCTGCCCACGCCACTCTCTGGCTACTACAACCGGTTCGACCCGGCCCAGCGCTACGACGAGATCCTCATCCGCGCCGGGAAGGGCGTGCAGGGTGCGGAGATCAACGAGATCCAGAGCGGCCTGATCGATCGGCTGAAGCGGATCGCCGACGCGGTGTTCCGCGATGGCTTCGTCATTCGCGGCACGCCACCCACGATCGACACCGCCACTGGCGAGACGATCTGCCCGGCCAGCGCCATCTATCTGCGCGGCGCGGTGCGCGAGGTGGCGGCCCGTACCTTCACCATCGCCACCACCGGCCTGGTGCGCATCGGCATCTACCTCCTCGAGGAGGTGATCACCGAGATCCAAGACCCGACGCTGCGGTGCCCCGCGCCCAACACCCGTAACTACAACGAGCCCGGCGGCGGGCGGCTTCGCGTCACCCCCTCCTGGGGCCGTGAGGGCGAGGGCCTGGTCGGGGTGTTCTACCCCGTCTGGACGGTGGTGGATGGGCAGCTGCTGAACCAGTCCGGCGGCGATGGTGCGGACGCCTTCTCCGAGGCCCTGGCCCGCTACGACCGGGAGAGCAACGGCAACTACATCGTCGATGGGCTGAGCGTGACGGCCCTGGGCCTGAGCGGCGGCAGCAATGCCTTCAGCGTAAAGGCTGGGGTCGGCAACATCTTCGGCTACAAGCTCGACAAACCGACGGCCACCCGCCTTGTCTATGCCGAAGACCCGGACCTGGAGCTGGTGGATGCCGAGCCCGACACCTTCACCGGCACCACCGGCGGCACCGCCTCGATCTCCCTGAACCGGGCCCCGGTCGACACCATCACTGAGGTGGTGATCACCCGCGAGAAGACGGTCACGATCACCCGCGGCGGGTTCTCCGGCGGCCAGGATTCGCTGCCCGATGTGTCGGTGCTGAGCATCCAGTCGATCACCCACGCAAGCACCACCTACCAGTCGCCACGGGACTACTTCCTGAACGGCGACAAGGTGGACTGGAGTCCCTCCGGTGGCGGTGCGATCGAGCCCGCCCCAGGTTCGAGCTACACGGTCACCTACCGCTATCTGGGGAACGTCACCCCCACGAACGTCAACCTGCAGGCCGGCACCTTCGACGTCACGGGAGCGGTGAACAACACCCTGGTGCTCACCGACTACCAGTGGAAGCTGCCGCGCTACGACCGGATCTGCATTGACCGGCAGGGCAACTTCGTCCGCGTAAAAGGGCTGTCCTCGCGCTTCACCCCGCTGCCGCCGGCGGTGGCCAGCAACCTGCTGGCGCTTGCCACCATCGAGCAGCGGTGGGGGCTCACCCCAGAGGTGAAAAACGACGGGATCCGAGCGATCCCGTTCGATCAGCTGGAGCGGATGCGCAGCTTGGTCGTCGGACTCTATGACTTGGTGGCCATTGAGCGACTGCAAAGGGACGTCTCGAGTCGTGAGCCGAGCAGCAAGCGCGGCGTGTTCGTCGATCCGTTCCTCGACGATGACATGCGGGACCAGGGCATCGCCCAGACCGCCGCGATCATCGACGGCACCCTCCAGCTGCCGATCACTCCTACGGTCTACCGGGCGTCACAGAACAACGGCCAGGACTGGATGCTCCCCTACACGGAGGAGATCATCCTGGAACAGGCGAGGGTGACGGGCAGCAGCCCGATCAACCCATACCAGGCGTTCGATCCGATCCCGGCGGCCGTCACCCTGACCCCCTCGGTGGACCGCTGGACGGCGATCGAGACCGTCTGGACGAGCCCCATCACCCAGGCGTTCGTGTTCCGTTCCAGCCGCGGCCTGGTGGCCCTCACGACCGCGACCACCCGCACCGAGCTGCTGAGCGAGAACCAGCGGCCGGCGCAGTTCCTCCGCCAGATCTCCGTGGCCTTCGTGGTCGACGGGTTCGACCCTGGGGAGAGCCTTGCCCTCCTCGAGTTCGACGGCATCAACGTCACCCCCGCCTGATCCCATGCCTCTCATCGCCAATGCAGCCGGGCAGGTTTCCGGCACCTTCACGATTCCGGCCAACGTCCCGACGGGCACGAAGCGGGTCCGGTTCGTCGGCAGCCAGGGCAGCTTCGGCGGCGCCCGGTTCATCGGCGACGGCACCGTCATCACCCGGACCCAGCGACAGCTGGTCACGATCGAGACGCGCCTGTTCGATCCCCTGGCCCAGACCTTCCGCCTGGATCACAGCCGGCACGTGACCGCCATCGGCCTGCGGTTCACGGCCAAGGGGGCGAACACCGCCAACGTGGTGGTGGAGATCCGGGAGACGGAGCTGGGCCTGCCGAACTCCACCACGCTGGCGGAGGGTGTGCTGCTGGGCAGCGGCATCACCACCACCGGCTGGACGAAGATCAACCTTACCCGGCCCGTGTTTCTCCAGGCGGGCGTCGAGTACAGCATCGTGGTGCTCACCGATGACGCGGTGCATGCGGTGGCGCTGGCCGAGCTCGGGAAGTTCGACATCGCCGCCGGCCAGGTGGTGACCAGCCAGCCGTACACCATCGGCACGCTGCTGAAGAGTTCCAACGCGAGCACCTGGACGCCGACGCAGGAGGCGGATCTGGCGTTCCGCATCTACGCCGCCAGCTTCTCCGCGACCACCCGCACGGTGGCCCTGGGCCCGCTGCGGATCGGCACCGCCACCATCACCCGCTCGGAGAGCACCGCCACGGTGGCGGTGCCCGGGCACGGCCGGACCACCGGCGACAGCGTGGTGATCACCGGCGCCACGCAGAGCGAATACAACGGGCTCAAGACCATCACGGTGGTCAACGGCAACGAGTTCACCTTCACCGTCTCCGGCACCCCGACGACCCCGGCCACCGGCACCATCAGCGTCTCGCTGGCGAAGATCACCGACCTGGTGGCCCTGGCCGGTGTGGAGCGGGTGAGCTCCGCGACCGACGTGGAGTTCGTCTTCACGCGCGCGAGCGGGGGCGAGATCCGCGGGACCGACAACGCCCGCATCCAGCTGGCGGAGGATCTGAACGAGGCGCTCACCCTCTCGGCTGTCCTGCGGGGCACGGCCACCGAATCGCCCTACCTCTTCGCCGACACCCAGGCGGTGCTGGGTGACCTGCAGGAGACCGCCAACTACGTCACCCGGGCGGTGCCATGCGCCGCGAACGCGCGCGTGACCGTGACCTTCGAGGCCCTGATCCCCGGCGCGTCCGGCGTCACGGTGGAGGTGCAGAAGGCGGACAGCACCTGGCAGTCGGTGGCGCTCACCAGCAGCTCGCCGGTGGGCGACGGCTGGACCGAGCAGATCCACACCGTCGCGAGCTTCACCGCCGGGGGGACCACCACCCGCGCGAGGATCACCCTCAGCGGGTCCGCTTCGGCCCGGCCTGAGGTCCGCCAGCTTCGCCTCGTGGTGATCTGATCCCATGCCGATCGACGACCGTACAGCCAACCGCAGCTACCAGCTGCCGAACGCGGCGAACCTGCTGCAGGACGACGTGCCGCGGCTGCGGGCCGCGCTGCAGTCCATCGACGCTGACGTCACCGCCAGGCCGACGACGGCGGAGGTGAACCAGCTGATCACCGACCTCATCGCCGGCAGCCCTGGTGCGCTCGACACGCTGAACGAGCTGGCGGCGGCGATGGGCGACGACCCGAACTTCGCCGCGACCGTCGCCACCCAGCTGTCGCTGAAGGCGAACCTGGCGGAGGTGTGGAGCCGGGCGGAGGCCGATGCGCGCTACGTCCAGGGCCAGGTGCAGACCGAGATGGTCTTCATCGCCACTGCTGGGCAGAGCGCTTTCACGCTGAGCACGCCGGTGATCAACAAGCCGTCGGCGCTGGTGACCGTTGATGGCGTGGTCCAGTCGACGAGCAGCTACAACCTGAACCAGACCGGCACGGTCCTGACGCTGACCGAATCGGTGTCGGTCGGGACCGTCGTGCGGGTGCTGGCTCTGGGCGTCTCCTCCGAGGGCGCGCCGGCGGACGACACGGTGACGACCACGAAGCTGCGGGCGGCGGCTGTCACCAACGCGAAGCTGGCCTTCGACGGCGGGGCCCTGAGCGGCGTCCGCAACGCGGCGATCAACGGCGGGTTCACGATCTGGCAGCAGGGCACGAGTTTCACCAACCCGGCCAACGGCTCCTACCTGGCGAGCCAGTGGCGGCTGGTGTGGGATGGCAGCGGCGCCGCCCGCATGGTCACGCGCGAGAGCGCGGGCTATGGCGTCACGGGCCTGCCGGTGGAGGGCGCCAGCTTCCTGCGCATCGCCCAGACGGCGGCCGGTACCGGCGCGTCGGTGAACATCCTTCAGCAGCCAGTGGAGGGCGCCGCCACCATCTCCGCCCGCGCCGTCACCCTGTCGTGCTACCTGCGGGCCGCGGCGCCGACCACGCTGCAGAGCATCTACCTGGCCCAGACGTTCGGCACTGGCGGCGCACCGAGCGCCCCGGTGGTGGTGGATCTCGTCTCGGGCCTGGTGGTGGGGACGACATGGCAACGGTTCGAGCTGACCGCCACGCTGCCGTCGCTGAGCGGGAAGACGCTGGGCAGCAACGCTGACGACGCGCTGGTGATCGGGTTCCGGCTGCCGGTCAACGCAACCTTCACCGTGGACCTGGCGCTGGTGCAGCTGGAGCAGGGCCCCTCCGCCACGCCGTTCGAGCAGCGACCGGAGACGCTGGAGCTGTCGCTGTGCGAGCGGTACTGGCAGGCCGGCCGGGTGGGCCTGGATGTCTACGAGGAGGCCAACCGGCTCTCCCGCGAGATGGTCCGGTTCCGCGTGCCGATGCGGGCCACGCCGATCATCACCCAGTCCGCGGTCGACTCGATCGAGTTCTCGGCCACCCTGCATGCCAGCCTCGTCACCAACGCAGGCTTCTTCGCCGGCCGAACGAAGAACGGCCTGGCCGGCAAGGGCACCTGGATCAACTACTACGAGGCGTCCGCCCGCTTGTAACCCATGGCACTGCAACGAATCCCCGGCCGGATGGTGGCCGACGGGAGCATCACAGGAGACGACGTGCAGGACGCGAGCCTCACCGGGGCGGACATCCAGGACGGGAGCGTGGGAGCCGGCGACCTGGCGGCCGGTGCCATGGCAGCGGCGCGCGACACCGCGAAGGCCACGACATCGGGCCTGGCGGTCGACTTCACGAACATCCCATCTTGGGCGCGGCGCGTGACGCTGCTGCTGAACGGGGTGAGCACGAACGGCGCCAGCGACATCCTCGTGCAGCTCGGCACCGGCGGCACACCCACCACCTCGGGCTACGTCGGCAACGCGGTGTTCTCGTGGGCCAGTGGCGTCGTGCCGGTGAGCTCGACGGCCGGCATCCCGGTGTTCAACAACGCCGCCAGCTACAACCACTACGGCGAGCTGGTGTTCACGAACATCGGCGGCAACACCTGGCTGGCATCCGGTCAGTTCGTCAGCAGCGGCACTGCCGGTGCGATCGTCTCCGGTGGTGTCGTCACCCTGGCCGGGGCCCTGGACTACCTCAGGGTGGTGTCGGCCAATGGCACCGCAGCGTTCGACGCTGGCCAGATCAACCTGCTCTACGAGTGAGGGTCGCTGACCCGCCTAGAATCAACCCGACAGGAGGACTCTCCACATGACCACGACCTTCCTCCACGGTGTGGAGGTCCTGCAGATCGACACCGGTGCCCGGCCGATCCAGACCGTCCGATCGAGCGTGATCGGCATCGTAGGCACCGCACCCGACGCGGACGCCACGGCATTCCCGCTGAACACTCCGGTGCTGGTGACGCGCCGGAGCGAGATGGTGGGACTGGGCGAGGCCGGGACGCTGCAGCCGGCGCTCGACCTGATCTACGACCAGGCCGGGGCCGTGGTGGTGGTGATCCGCGTGACGCAGGGAGCCGACGAACGGGCGACCATCACCAACGTGGTGGGCGGCATCAACGGGACCACTGGCGCCTACGAGGGCGTGCATTCGTTCCTGGCGGCCGAGAACGCGGTCGGGTTCAGCCCCCGCATCTTGATCGCCCCCGGCTTCACCCACCAGCGCACCAGCGACGGAATCCTTTCGATCGCCGTGCAAACCCAGGGAGCCGGCTACACCACCGCCCCGCCCGTTACTGCCCCTGGTGGCGCGGTGGTTCGCGCTGTGCTGGGCACTGGCGACAATGCCGGCAAGGTCGTGTCGTTCGTAATTGAAGACCCTGGCAAGAACGTTGGGCCCAACCCCACCATCACGATCGGCGCGCCCCCGGCCGGCGGCGTGCAGGCGGTGGCCGGCACCGTGCAGCGCGGCACCGTGCGGTCTGAGGTGCTGGCGGAGATGCTGGGCATCGCGCAGCGCCTGCGCGCGGTGATCATCGCCGACGGCCCGAACACCACCGACGCAGCGGCCATCCAGCTGAACGATGACTTCGGCTCCGATCGCATCTACGTGGTCGATCCCTGGGTGCTGGTGGGAGGCGTCGCCACCCCCGCATCGTCCGCCGTCGCCGGCCTGATCAACAAGGTCGACAACGAGAAGGGCTTCTGGTGGAGCCCTTCGAACAACGAGATCAACGGCATCGAGGGCACCGCCCGCGCCATTGACTACGCCTTTGGCGACTACGCCAGCCGGGCCAACCTGCTGAACGAGCAGAAGATCGCCACGATCATCCGCGAGCAGGGCTTCCGCCTGTGGGGCAACCGCACCCTGGCGAGCGACCCCCTCTACGCCTTCCTGAGCGTGCGGCGCACCGCCGACATGGTGAACGAGAGCATCCTTCGCGGCCACCTGTGGGCCGTCGATCGCTGCATCACCGCCACCTACCTGGAGGAGGTGCAGGAGAGCGTGCGGGAGTACCTGCGCAGCCTGAAGGCGCGTGGCGCCATCCTTGGCGGCGACGTCTGGGTGGATCAAGAGCTGAACACCCCGGTCAACATCAGCAACGGCCAGGTGTTCTTCGACTTCGAGTTCACCCCGCCCTATCCCGCCGAGCGCGTGACCTTCCGCAGCCACCTGGTCAACTCCTACGTGGTCGAACTGTTCCGCTGATCACCCCACCCCCGCCCCCGCTCACCTTCGAGGACTGACCCATGGCCCAGATCCCCCGGATCCTCAAGAACTTCTCCCTCTTCGCCGATGGCCGCGGCCTCGCTGGCCTCATCGAGACCCTCACCCTCCCCACCATCACGCTGAAGATGGAAGAGTTCCGCGGCGGCGGCATGGACGCCCCCGTGGAGCACGACATGGGGATGGAGAAGCTGGAGGGCACCTTCCAGTTGCAGGAGTACAACCCCGACATCATGGCCCTGCTGGGCCAGACCAACGTGCAGTTCACTGCACGCGGCGCCATCCGGCGCGACGGCGAGGATGCGGTGGCGGTCGTGGTCAACATGACCGGGATGATCAAGCAGAAGGAGCCCGGCGATTGGAAGGCAGGGGAGTCGAGCATGCCGACCTTCAGCTACACCCTCCGCTACTACAAGCTCACCGTCGATGGTCGGGAGATCTACGAGATCGACAAGGTGAACATGGTGCGCCGTGTGAACGGCGTGGATCAACTTGCTACCATCCGCCAGGCAATCGGAGTCTGATCGCATGAGCACGAAGAAGCTGCCTGAGCAGTCCGTCAAGGTGATGCTGGCCTTCCCTGAGAAGGTCGGCGGCGTGGAGGTTGACCACCTGGTGATGCGCCGGCCGAAGGTGCGCGACAACATCGCCGCCAGTAAGGCCTACAAGGACTCAACCGAACAGGCCGCAGCGCTCATCGCCAACCTCTGCGAGATCACGATGGAGGATCTGGGCGAGTTCGACCAGGCGAACTGGAGCGTGCTGGAGGCCCAGTACGTGGATTTCACCAAGGCCAGCTCGTAGCGGTGGAGAGCCTTCGCCGGGCGGTGATCCTCCTGGCGAAGGCCACCGGCTGGGGCCTGGCCGAGATCATGGACATGGATCTGGAGGACTTCTGGGCCTGGCTGAAAGAGGCCGAGGCCATCGGCACTGAGATCGCGGAGGCGGTGAAACCATGATCGGCGGGGGCGCCCAGAAGATCACCGTCGAGATCGGCGGCAAGATCGCAGCCAGCCTGACGAGCAGCATCCGCGCGGCGCAGATGCAGGTGTCGTCCCTGGGGCGGAACGTCTCGCGGACGATGAACGACGCGGCGGTCGCCGGCCGCAAAGGCTTCAAGGACACCTTCAACTCGGCGCTGTGGCAGCAGGCCACCATCGGCGCGACGCCATTCGCCGGGGCCATCGGCCTGTCGGTGAAGGCCGCCATGGAGTTCGACAAGTCCATGGCCGACGTGCGGAAGGCGATCGACTTCAAGGACGGCGAGCAGGGCCTGAAGAAGTTTGGGAACCAGCTGATCAAGCTCTCCACCGAGCTGCCCTACACCGCTGCGCAGCTGAGCCAGATCGCCGCATCCGCCGGCTTCGCGGGCTACGCCGAGAACGAGATCATCCCCTTCACGCGCGCGGCCGCGCGGATGGGCGTGGCGTTCCAGATGACCGCAGACCAGGCGGGCGACGCGATGGTGGCCCTGCGAGCGTCGATGGGCCTCACCCAGCCGCAGGTGGAGAACCTAGGCGACGCCATCAACTTCCTCTCGGACAAGTTCCAGGGCACGGTCAGCGCGGGCGACCTAACGGAGGTGACGCGGCGCATCGGCGCGATCGGCAAGGCTGCCGGCCTCACCTCCGAGCAGGTGGCGGGGATGGGCGCCGCGTTCCTGGCCTCCGGCACCCCGGCTGAGGTGGCGTCCACCGGCCTGAAGAACTTCCTCAACGCCCTCACCAAGGGCCAGCAGGCCACCCAGTCGCAGAGCTTCGCGCTCGCCACCCTCTTCAGCGGGGGCGACATGGCGGAGACCCTGAAGCGCGGGAAGGGTGCGGCAAAGAAGGAGGCGAAGAAGGCCGCCGTCGGCATCGCCGAGGAGCTGGCGAAGGGGATGCAGACCGCTCCGGAGGCGACGATCAAGAGCGTCCTCGAGCGGATGACCAAGCTGCCGAAGGAGCAGCAGGTGAGCATCGCCGGGGCCCTGTTCGGGGAGGAGAGCAAGTCGGCGATCATGCCGCTGCTCACAAACCTCAAGCTGGTGGAGCAGGGCTTCGACCTGGTGCGCGAGAAGTCGGCCTTCGCCGGGTCGATGCAGAAGGAGTTCGCCAACCAGCAGAGCACCGCCTCTGCCCAGATGACGATCTTCCGCAACGGCATCAACGCCCTGGGGATCAGCCTCGGGACCGCGATCCTGCCGAGCCTGAACGCGATCATGAAGGGCCTCGGCCCCATCCTGGTGGGCTTCGCCGAGTGGGCGCAGAACAACCAGTGGCTGGTGACCGGCATCGTGCTGATCGGCGGCGCCCTGGCCGGCCTGGTGATCGCCCTGCCGATCATCGCGGGGGTGATCACCGCCATCGGCACCATCGGCGCAGCGATCGCGGCAGCGAGCCCGATCATCGCCGGCCTCGGCACGGTGTTCATGGTGCTCGCCACCGGCCCGATCGGCATCGCCGCCGCCGCGATCCTCGGCATCGGCGCCCTGGCGTTCGTCATCGTCAAGAACTGGCGGCCGATCAGCGGCTTCTTCTCCCGCCTCTGGCAGAGCGTGATCCAGGCCACCAGCCGCCTGCCGATGGCGCTGCTCGGGATCATCGCCCCGATCCCCACCGCCATCTGGCTGCTCTTCACCAGGGCGAACATCGGGCAGCGGATCATCACCTCGATCATCGACGGGCTGAAGGCCCGGGCCGGCGCTCTCTTCGGCTGGATCGGCGGCGCCGTCAGCCGCATCGGCTCGATGGTCGGCGGCGGCGGGGAGGCCCCTGCGGCTCCGGCTGCCGCCCCCTTCACGGCGGTGGCGCCCAGCAACAACATCGTGCCCGTGCCCTCGATCCCTGGCCGGGCCCTCGGCGGCCGCGTCCGCGCCGGCTTCCCCTACATCGTGGGCGAGCGGCGCCGTGAGCTCTTCGTGCCCGGTCTCGACGGGTCGGTCGTGCCCCGCGTCGCTCGGCCCCTCTCCGCCGCTGCCATGGCGGCCCTGCTGGCTGGCCCTGCCCCCGCCGCCGGGGCCACCTCGCGCGCGCCGCTGGTGCTCAACGCCAACGTCACGATCAACGCCTCGGGCGGCGACGCCAACGCCATCGCGCACCAGGTCGAGGTTGCGCTGGCCGACATGGTGCGCCGCCTCGAGGCCGAGCACCGCACCCTGCTGAACGACTGACCATGGCCCGCCCTCTCTTCCAGCTCGGCGACTTCCAGTTCGACATCCCCAACGGCGTGCCGCAGTCGCTGGACCGCACGGCCGAGTTCCGCTGGGAGCAGCAGGACCGGCTGCTGCGGGATCCGGCGCTGCAGTTCCTCGGCCCTGGAGCACAGGAGATCACCCTGGACGGGGTGCTGCTGCCCGGCCTCTCCGGCACCCAGGCGACGATGGAGACGCTGCGGACCCTGGCCGCGAAGGGCGAGCCGCAGATGCTCACCAACGGCAACGGCCGGGTGTTCGGGAAGTGGGCGATCCGCCAGATCCGCGAGGGCCAGAGCACCTTCGCCCCCGGCGGCGGGGCCCGCCAGATCACCTTCTCCGTCTCCCTCGGCCGCTACGTGGAGGACGACCCCGGCCAGGCCGCCAGCCCGCTGGCCCTGGCGAACGTGTCGTCGCCATCCTCTGCCCTCGCGCAGCTGGCGGCCGGCGTCGGCCTGTTCACCGCATCCGGCGGGGCCTTCGACGCCATCGGCCTCAACGGCCTGGCCTCGATCGCCGGCCTGCCGGTCTCCCCCCAGGCGGCGGGCCTGAACCTCGGGCAGGTGGCATCGATCGCGCGGGCGATCACCAACCGCGACTACGTGGGCGCGGCGCTTGGCGCCTTCGGCCTCGCCGGCATCGACACCAGCCAGGCCGGCGGCTGGCTCCAGCAGGGCATCAACGCAGCGCAGATGGTGCAGCAGGTGGCCCAGGGCCGCGGCGCACCGGCGATTGCCGTGGCCCTCGAAGCCCTCCGGCCCGCCACCTCCGGGGTGCTCCAGGCGATCGGCGGATCGGGCCCGGCCGGCGCCGCCCTCGGCGACATGGTGCGCAACGCCGCCACCATCACCACCATCCTGGATGTGGACCCCTTCATCACCTCCGCCGTGCGGGGCCTGATCCAACCATGAGCCAGCTCTACGTCACCCAGCAGTTCGATGAGATCGATGCCATCTGCTGGCGGTACTACGGCCGCACCCAGCAGACGGTGGAGGTGGTGCTGGCGGCGAACCCGGGCCTGGCGGACATGGCCCCGGTCCTGCCCGATGGGCTGGTGATCAGCCTGCCGGAGCTCCCGGCCCCGAGCACCACCGAGACGGTGAGGATCTGGGATCCATGAGCACCCCCTCGTTCCGCATCGAGGCCGACGGCACCGACATCACCGACAGGATCCGCGACCGGCTGGTGAGCCTGCGGATCACGGACCAGGCGGGCCAGCAGTCCGACAGCCTGGAGCTGACGATCGATGACCGCGACAAGCGGATGGAGGTGCCCCGCTACGGGGCCTGGCTGCGTGTCTGGCTTGGCTACAGCAACGGCGCCCGCAAGCCCACCTACATGGGCGCCTACGCCGTCGATGACGTGGACCTGAGCATGGGCCCTCGGTCGATGGTGATCCGCGCCACTGCGGCGCAGACGGCCCCGGAGCTGGTGAAGGAGAGCCGCACCCAGAGCTGGGACCGCAAGACCCTGGGCCAGATCGTGCAGGAGATCGGGAAGCGCAACGGCCTGCAGGTGGTGGTGAAGGGCGACCTGGCGGGCCTGCAGATCCAGCACGAGGACCAGACGAACGAGACGGACCAGGGCTTCCTCACCCGTCTGGCGGAGCGCTACGGGGCGGTGATCAAGCCAGCGGACGGGAAGCTGGTGGTGGTGCCCCGGGGCCAGCCGAACACCGCCGGCGGCGCGACGATCCGCCTCGAGGAGGTGAGCAACTGGCGGGCGACGCTGAAAGGGCGCGGCGCCTACGGCGGGGTGAAGGCCCGATGGATCGACCGCACCACCAACACCGAGAAGGTGGTGACGGCGGGCGAGAGCAGCGGCCAGCTGCCGGTGTTCGAGGAGCGCCAGCTGCACAAGACCCAGGCGGAGGCGGAGAAGGCGGCGGCGGCCCGGCTGCAGTCCTTCCGATCGGGGGAGGTGCGGGTGAGCCTGCAGATGCAGGGCCGGCCGGACGTGAACGCCGAGGGGAGCATCACGCTGCGGGGGTTCCGGCCGGAGGTGGATGGCACCTGGCAGGCGAAGAGCATCACGCACGATCTCGCGGGCGGGGGCTACAGCACCTCGGTGGAATGCGGCACCGAGGGCAGCGACAACGACGAGTGGACATCGGGCCAGGCCGGCGGCGGCGTGGGTATGAACGGGGTGCGAGCCGGGGCGAACAACGGCCGGCCGGCGAGCGAGAAGGCGCGGCTGATCGCGCAGGCGGCCGAGCGCGCGCGCGGGATGAACACCAGGGGCGGCCCGGACGGTGGCAACAACGCCTGCCTCTACGCGGTGAACAAGGTCCTGCGCAGCGCTGGCATCACGCCACCGTGGGGCAACAGCAACTACGTGCCGAACGCTCGATCGGTCCTTGCCGGCGGGGCCGGCACCCTGCTGTCGGGCCCGGAGCCTGGCGCCATTGCGATCATGCGCGACAACGGCAGCCCGCCATACCCCCACATCGGGGTGGTGCAGACCGACGGGCGGACGATCATCAGCAACAGCTCCAGCCGGGGCAGCTTCACATGGTCGGCGGGCGAGGGGAGCTACACCAGCGCCTACGGCCGCACGCCCGAATACTGGCGGCTTCGGTAACCTATCCCTGACGGAGGAGGCTTGATGGCAGAGGACACAGAGAAGGTCTCGCACCTCAAGATCTACGAGGAGCTGATCATTGTCCGCACGAAGCTGGACACGTTCATGACCGGGCAGAGCACGAGGGACGATGCAGACAAGAGGCGCGACGATCGGATTGATGCAGTCTCCGCCAGGGTGAACATCGGCCTAGGTATCTGCCTCGTGCTCAGCCTGCTGGTGCCGCTCATCGTGACAGCTGCCGCCCCGCGCTTACACTTCGGCCAACAGGTGGAAGCCCAAGATGAGCGCAGGCCCTGACCTGATCCTCGACCCGACCCCGTACTTCGAGCACTGGAAGGGGCTCCCCCATCAACGGGCGGCGCTGGTTCAGTTCTGGGAGAAGGTGCCCGCC